CCCCGAGGCTGTTACACCTCAAAGCCTGCGCTCCTGTCCTTTTAGGGAGTAATCCCAACGAGGACCTTCGTTTAACTCTCTATCCTAGAAAGGTTGCAAAATGACAACTCGATCTTATCCCAATTCAGGGTCCTCATACGAGAAGAAACTCACCACTTTATTCGGTGAGGAAATCGTCGAGTATGATAACCCCGTCCAGGTAAACTGGACGGATTCCGTTACTTTCGGGACTAACGTCCCGGATTGGCGGAAGTGTCTTCGCGATGGCACAAATGCCACCACGTCGATGTCTGGGATACGGCACACTCTCAGGGTAACACCTGGGATGCACAGCGTCAAAAGAAATTTTGGCGCTGTTACTGCTGTCAAGTTGACTGGACTCTTGGGCATGTCGCTCACGGGTCCCGACCCTACTCTAGGTGATGTGAGTTCTGCGGATGCCGACAACTTTGCACTGAGTAAGTTCGCGCAGAAGGTCGTCAATGCACAGGCCGCCATTCAAGGCGGTGTTGTGCTGGGCGAACTTCGGCAGACCTTACAGCTACTCAAGAATCCTGCCCAGGGTCTCCGTCGTCTAGTCGACGACTGGGGTTACACTGCCCGACGCATTCGTGCGGCTCGCGGTGTTGCCCCATTGGCCTTCCGTAAGAAGAAGGTCTTAGAGAATCTGGCAGATGCATGGCTCGAGGTGCAGTTTGGCTGGCGCCCCCTACTGAACGATATTCGAAATGCAGATTTAGCTCTGCATAAGTACAATATCGGCCAGTCTGTCGCGACGCGACGTATTACGTCGGCGCACACGATAAAGGGTGATCAGTCATACTCCTTTTCGGACCACGAGGCTCTTGGAGCCCGGTACGATTCGGTTGCACAAGGTAGGAAAGACGTAACAGTCGTCTACCGGGGAGCTGTGCGAGTGGAGGCGCGGGATCCCAAACGGATGAGTCCTGAACTGCTCGGGTTCAACCCCGGACAGTGGGCTCCTACCGCGTGGGAACTTATTCCTTACTCGTTCTTGATAGATTACTTCTCCAATATTGGAGGTGTAATATACGGTTTCTCCACTTTGGGCGCTGATCTAGCTTGGTGCAATCGCACCATTCGGAAAAGCGCTCATGTAAAACAGTGGACGGCCCAGACGACTCAGTCGGATGGGCTGACCGTATCGCATGTGCAAGGTAAGGTTGTCAGCGAAACAACCAGCGTCTCAAGGGATACATATAATGGGTTATTAATACCCAGTGTGTCCTTTCAGATCCCCTCCTTGGGGAGTCTTAAGTGGCTTAATATAGCCGCTCTGATAGCTGGACGCGCCGCTGATAGGAAATGGTCTTTCGACTAAGTTCCGATGGAGACTACGATGACGAAGATCAAAGATCTCGTGACCGTGACCGTTGACAACGTGTTCCGCTTGTTCCCGGTGGACGATGAGCGTTATGAACTCGTCGCCCAAGTGATTGACGTCAAGGAGTGCCTCTTTCAAGGAGGCTTTTCCCAGACGGCCATCACGACCGATAACGATCGGATCAAGATGTTCCTCAGCCAAACGCTGGAGAACTTTGCCATGGGCGCTAGTGCCTTGTTGCGCTATCGACTCTGTGGTCCTCGTGAGGTCCTGCCCCCGATAGTATGCGATCGTGCGAAGCGCGCTGCGCTAAGCATGAACGAGTACGATTCGGAGGTTGACCTATGCGAAACCCCGGAGGAGAACACGCGGCTTTGGCTCTGGTGCCTATGGTCGAGCTTCAGCGATCAACTCAGGGACATGCATGTTGTGCGTAACCCCGCTAAGCTCTCGAGGGAACGGGCCTTGTGGTCCGGCTTTCTCGAGGGTATGAAGTCGGGTTATATCAACGGAGTCCCTAAGGACAGGTAATGCTACCATGACGATAGCAGTAACTTCTCCAGTTGTGGGACTTACAACCCACACAGGTCTGACGAACCCAACGTACACGCTCGTAGCCGATCAGGCTCCGGACGTGAACGGACGGCAGTATGCCGTCTCAGCGTTGGGCGGCACCCAAACGGGTGTCGCCGTCAGCTCGGCCTCCGTCCCGTTTACAATCCTGTTCACCCGGCCCAAGGTCATAAGGACCGTGCCGGCTCTGAACAGTAACGGGCAACTCGTGAATGTCCCGAAGAACGTTTGGGTCTGCTCCCTGAAGAAGGGAGTTGAAGTCGCGACTTCGCAGCCATATCAAACGATGACTGCGCGGCTCGACATTGGTGTGCCGGCTGGTGCCGACACCCAAGACCCTGAAAGCGTCCGGGCTGGCCTCGCGTGCTTCCTCGCCGCGCTCGCAGAGAGCGCCGACGACATCGCCAATTCGATCATTCAGGGCGTCCTCTAAGGAGGGCGTCATGGTGATTCGAAAGCGTCCAAAGAGACCCAACTTTAAACGTTGGGCGACTTTGGTTGGCGTGGCGGTTGCTTGCTTAGCCGCAAGCGACCCAGAGACAAGGCAGCAAGCCTTGACTCTGCTTACCGTATTTTTACGGTAGGGCAGCACACTTGACCTTTCACGACATAGGAGTAGAGCTGATTATGGCTTCGTCAGATGAGCTCTTTTCCCTCCTGTTGGAGGATCTGTCGGGCTTCCTGCCGCCTGGGTTCACCCCGGGGGACGGCTGGTCGCCAGAGTTAGAGCCCTATCAGGTTGCCGCGATCCAACTGGTTAAGTCGTTTTACAAGAAGCTTCGTGCTTCGCGTGGGACGACCCCAGAGGGTGACACGGTAGCCTGGGAAAAGTTCCAGCGTTCAAATGAACGCTGTCGAACCTGGTCTCTAGACCTAAATACGAGTCTCGATGAAGAGCTGTGCGGTGAGTTTCAAAACTTGCTTTACCGGTTCTTCTATCCCGAGGGGCATAATCTGGTCTTCCACCTGAACGATCTTTTTGATCGTGGCAGATGTGGTCCGGGTGTTGCCGTAGGGGCACGAGGGGAGGACTTCTATACGAAGTTCTTCGACTCACCCTTGACTTGTACGACGGAGACCCTTTCAGTCGCCTATAAGACAGCGACAGCTAGTGACTCACGTCTCACATGGGGTGCCGCGGAATCCAACCGCGCCGCTCGATGGGGAGAACCAGCACTAGTTCCAGGTAGTAGGTTCAGCTTCGTTCCGAAAGATGACAGTACATCTAGGTTGATTGCCATAGAGCCCTCGCTGAATATGTTTTATCAGCTAGGTCTCGGCAGGCTGATGGAAGAGCGCCTCGTGTCCTTCTTTGGACTCGATATCGCGTCCCAGCCTCAGATCAACCAAGAGGCAGCTCGTATCGGAAGCGTGACTGATGGTCTAGCTACGCTAGATCTAAGCAATGCTTCTGACTCTGTGGGTAAAACCATGCTCAAGTGGGCCTTACCTCGTCCCGTCTGGGACTTGTTAATGCTGCTGCGTTCACCAAGCGGTGCACGCATCTCTGCTGCAAAGCAGTCGCCTGAGGAGTTACTAGAGTTACACATGGTTAGTACGATGGGGAACGGTTTTACGTTCCCTTTAGAAACCCTTGTGTTCTCTTGTGTCGTAGTCGCGTGTATTAAGTCTCTGAGGGTTAAACCTCAGAGGCCGTACACCACCAACTTTCCCGAGGCCCACAGAGATATTAATCTGATGGGCTATTGGGGGGTCTTTGGAGATGACATCATATGTCATCCGCGCGTGGCACTCCGTGTCATGCGCCTCCTAGACCTCCTTGGGTTTGAGGTGAACCGCGACAAGTCCTTCATTGAGGGAGTCTTCCGCGAATCTTGTGGTCGGGACTTCATTCGAGGTACCGACGTCCGTGGTGTTTACATTAAACATCTCGGAACACCTGAATCGCGTTACGTTGCCATCAATGCCCTGAACGTTTGGTCTGCCAAGGTAGGGATTCCCCTGCCTCGGACGATCAGGCGGCTAGTGGATTCAGTGAAGTGGCTTCCCGTGCCACCAAACGAAAACCACGATGCGGGTATCCGAGTGCCTTTCTCTATGGTCGAAAAACCTCGCCGCAAGAAGAGGCTGCAGGCGGTTATTTACCGCAGACAGCTTCCTCGGGCAAAGAGGCTGACCATTAAGGACGGTGAAATTCGGATTCCCAAGCAGGCGAAGAGGCGTTTTTACAACCCTGAAGGGTTGCTACTAGCGTTTCTTCATGGTAGCGTTCGTGACTGCACCATAACGCTTAGGCAAAGCGAAGTGGTGTACCACACGAAGCAGGGGATAACCCCGTACTGGGATTATTGCCCTCCTACAAGTGACATTGCGTCACTCTGTGGTTGGTCATGCTGG